CCTACAGCGGAAGCACGCAGATCGGCAGCTATACGATCAGCAGCCTGACATACAACGTACCGAGCAGCGCAGTGCCGACCATCGGAACGGTTACGACGAGCATCGCAAGGACGATAGGTGGTGTAACATATGCCAATGTGGGGAACTACTATGTACAGAACCACAGCGGCGTGCGGGTGCAGACGACGGCGGCGGGCGTTTACAGCAGCACGATCAGCAGCCTGAAGGTGTCAATCAACGGATACAGCGGAAACAGCTATACCAAGACGGTGAGCAGCGGGAGCATTGACTTTACGACGGGACTGCTGAGCGTTGCGGGAACGACGACAATCACGGTGACGGCGACGGACAGCCGGGGACGAAAAGCGACAAAGACGGCGACAATCACGGTGACGGCATACAACGCGCCGAGCGGAACCGTGACCTGCAGGCGGGTGGACAGCGGCGGCAGCGACGATGACATGGGCCAATATGCCAAGTATACGATGACGAAAACCTACAGCGCCATCGGAAGCAACACGCTGACGACAAGGATGACCAGCCAGGGAAGCACGGTGACCATCACAAACAACAGCGGGGACGTGCTACCGGGAAGCCGGCAGACATTCGATATCCAGCTGGACTACACGGTGACGGTGACGCTGCAGGACAATTTTGAAACGACGACGGTGACGGGGAAGCTGCAGAGCGCGCGGTTCATCATCTTTGCCAGCGCGAACGGTAAGAAGCTGGGGCTGATGAAGGCCGCGACCAAGGGCGGAACAAACGATGAGACCATAGAACTGAGCGGGACGGCGACGATCTACATCGGCGACTTGACGCTGGCGCAGTACATCCAGCAAGTTGTGAACAACATGTAAGGAGGACAGGGGAAAAATGGCAGTAACGGGGAAGTACAGAAACAACGAGGTGCAGTATCCGGAGAGCGGGTACAACGGACTGGCAGGCGTGAGCAACTACACGGCGCAGAAAGCGCAGCAGGCGCAACAGGGATACCAGCCCAACGAACAGGCGCAGCAGGCGCAGGCGCAGCTGCAGAACGTGCAGAACAGCAAGCCACAGAGCTACAACAGCAAATACAGCGCGGCACTTGACAACATCCTGCAGCAGATACAGAACCCCAAGGAATTCAAATACTCTTTTAACGGGGATGAACTTTTCAAATACTATGCGGACCTGTATACGCAAAAGGGAAAACAGGCGAGCATGGACGTGATGGGACAGGCGGCGGCGCTGACGGGAGGATACGGAAACAGCTACGCGCAGCAGGCGGGCCAGCAGGCCTATGACCAGTACCTGCTGAGCCTGTATGACAAGGGCATGGACCTGCACGACAGGGCCTATCAGAAGTACAAAGATGATCAGCAAAATCTGCTGAACCAGTATGACATGCTCAGCCAGAAGGACAAGGACGAATACAGCCGGTACCGCGACACGGTGAGCGACTGGGAGAACGAGCGGAACTATCTGACGCAGCAGGAAGCGGAAGCCTACAACCGGGGATACAACGAATTCATGAATGACCGGAACTACTGGACGCAGCAGGCGGCGGCGGAGAACGCGGACTACTGGACCGCGAGAGAGATGGAAGAAAACGCGCGGCAGTATGACACCAGCATGGACGAGAACCGGCGGCAGTATGACACAAGCATGGCCGAAAACAAGCGGCAGTATGACACCAGCATGGCGGAAAACCGGCGGCAGTATGATACGAGCCTGGCGGAGCAGATCCGGCAGTATGACAAAGACTTTGACGAGAATCAGCGGCAGTATGACACGAGCATGGCGGAAAATCAGCGGCAATATGACACGAGCCTGGCGGAGCAGATCCGGGAGTATAACGCGAACCTGGCGGAGAACAAACGGCAGTTTGACGCGAACCTGGCGGAGCAGGTGCGGCAGTTTGACGCCAGCCTGAACTGGGACAAGATGAGCAGCGACCAGAAGTACGCCGCGGAATACGCGCTGGCCATCCTGCAGAACGGCGAGATGCCGACGCTGGAAATGCTGCAGGCGGCGGGCCTGAGCGAAGAGGACGCGGAGAAACTGCGGGCGAAGCTGGAAGTGACCGCGAGCGGCGGAGGAACAGGCGGCAAAAAGGGAACGACTTACTATACAGACATTGCCGGGAACTACTACGTAAAGGACAAGAGCGGCCAGTATGTGAAGGTGGACGATAAGGACATCGACTGGCGCAACGACAGGGAATACGGGGATGTGCAAAACATCTCAAACACGACGGCCAGCGTGGCAGTCAACACCGCATGGAAAGCCGGCGCAAACAATCAGAAGAAAGCGGAAGAAAAGGCGGAAGAAAAGAAAAAGGCCGAGGAAGAAAAGAAAAAGTCGCAGCAGAAAAAAGCGGCAGCGAACACCATCAAGAAAGCGCTGAGCGGAAGCACACTGAAGTGGGGAAATTAAAAAAAGAAGTACCGGCGGAGGATTTAAAAGATGGCGCGTAAAAAGAAAGAACAGACACAAAAGATCGGAACATACAGAAACAAGGCGGAAAATTATCAGAACCGGATCGGCACATACAGGGAAAAGGCAAGCAAGAAATACAACGAACTGATACAACGCCTGCAAAGCCAACAGGAAGAGGAAAAGCGGAACAAATATTATCAGCAGATGAACCAGCAGGCAGGACAGGGCCTGCTGCGTTCTGCTGCAAAGGCGACAGGAACAAAGCCGAAGCAGACGGTGACGCTGACAAACAGGGCCGGAACGATGGGGAACCTGCGGACCGTTACGGGTGACAAGATTCTGCAGCAGGAGCAGCAGAAAATCGCACAGGAAAGCAAAATCGCGCCATACCAGTCTGTGAAAACGACAAAGCCGGCGCAGACGGACTATGCCAGGCAGATCCTTGAGGGACGGAAGAAAGAGGAAGAGGATCTGAAGAAGTGGGAGAGCTTTGTGCTTGACACAGTAAAGACAACAGCGACGGCCGCGCCGACGGCAACGCCGACGCCGTATATCCGCTCAGACTATGATCCGGACAAAGAGAAGAAGACCGTCCGGGACGTGGCAACGACGCCGAAACCCACGACAACGCCCGCGCAGACAAACGCGAAAACAGCCAAGGACATGCGGACTGACCAGAACGCGGGGAAAAGAAACGTGCCTGCAGCGACGCAGGAAGCAGTGAAAACGGAGCAAAAACCGGCGCTGTCATTGGAGCAGATTAATAACCTCAATACAGGGAAAGGGCCGAGGGAAAGCCGGCAGAATCTGCCGGAGAAATACAAAGAATATATAGCAGGCCAGCAGATTCTGACAGACACAAGCCTGAAAGGATTCAAAACAAGGACCGGGAAAAACACATGGGATGACAGCAAATCCGCCATTGAAAATCTGCAGACAAAATATACGGCAAGCATTGACGAAGTAAAGAACGACTTGACAAACCTGATCAACAACGGAGCCTATAACACGGGAACAAATCCGATGCTGTGGAACGAAAAGATGCTGAACGTTCCGACAACAAAGTACAAGGAAATCGCGGATGAAAGCGTTAAAACAGCACAGGAAGCGAAAAAACAATACTGGGACCTGCAGACGGAAGATTATGCAGACGAAGTTTTCAATTTCTATGATTCATGGCTGAAAAAGAACGAAAACACCATCATCGGCGGGAACGGATATACGGTTGATGAAAAAGTAAACGCGACAAACACGCTGGTGGAACTGAACCACACAACCGACAGCCGGAAAGCGGAGAGCGCAAGACGGACAGAAGAATACTATCGGTACGGCTATGATCCTGAAATAACAGACCAGGAAGAGCAGAGAAGAAATGCCTTTGAGTGGATCACAGGGCAAAGCTATGATGAACAGAACAAATACATGACAGAAGCCGATCAGAAACAGCTGAACGTGCTGCTGGACAGCGTGATTGACAATGCAAAAGCGAGAACGGAATATTCCGAATTTGAAATGATGCAGGACTATTCTCCTGCGATGGACGTCGCGGATGCGTTTACTGAACTGATTCCGAAAGCTGAAAAGGAACAGAAGAACAGAGAGATCATACAACAATATACTGACTGGGCGAAGGGAAGAGGACACAGCGCAAGCTATGATCCGGAGCTTCATCCTGCCGTCGTATGGACAATGAACACGGAAGGGGACCGGATCCCGCAGCCGCAGGGAAACGAACTGGAACAGGCATACTACTGGATCAACAATCCCACCGCGATGGGCGGCATGGAAAACAGCATGAAATGGGCGCGGGAAGAATATTTCCTGAATGATGAGCAGCGCGAAACATTTAACATGCTGTACAAGGACTATAAAGAAAACGGGACACCGATTGCGAAAGCGTACTGGGACGCGCTGAAACCGAAAATGAACTGGTTCCTGCAGGAATATCAGAAGCGGCTGAACCAGATGACGGCAGAGATCCCGGTTGTGGGCGAAATTGACAGAGCAGTAGGCTATTCCATGCAGGTGATTGGAGGAATAACCGGAACGATCGGAACGGTGCTTGCAAGGCTTGGAAACGAGGACGCGCAGAAAAGCACAAGCGGATGGTTTATAGCTTCAAAACATGTAAGGGACGTCAGAGAACAACAGAATCAAGATATCGCGGATGCCGTGGAAAAGTTGACAGGCAGTAAAACGGCGGGGGATATTGCCAAATTCTCGATGAATGTCTTGGATTCAATCGGCGATAATGTTAAGTCGACAGGCATCGCTAAACACCTGACGAACGGCGTCGTGACAAACCGCACAATGAACATCATCCAGGCGATTATGAGCGGAGAAGCGACGAGCAACGCCATGGTATCCCAGCTGGAAGCGGGAAGAAAACCGATTGAAGCGGCAAGATATGCGCTGGCTGTGGGTACAATCGAAGGTATTACAGAACGGGCAAGCCTTGAAAGAATCATTAGACCGGATGCGCGGAGCATGATCAAGAGCTTCCCCAAGGCGCTGGGATTTATCGCGAAATCAGCAGCGGCGGAGGGCAGCGAAGAAGGAGCCGCAGACCTTGCTGAAATGATCATGGACGGGATCCTGAGCGATATTTATGATCACAGGACAGAACTGCAGCAGAAATACAACGCGGAGCTGAGGAACCTCGTAAACGAGGGCGAAAACTATCAGGACGCGGCAAGGGACGCAACGCGGAACGTGCTGATGGAAAAGGCCGGGGATATCGGTATGAGTATCCTTGCAGGCGCAATAAGCGGCGCAGCATTCGGAGCGGGCAGAACGATCAACGCCGCAATCGGCATAAGGACAGAGGGCGGCAACATCGCAAACCGGGGAAGAGTGCAGGAACTGATTGACGTCGGACTGGGGACACCCAAGACCAGCGAAGGATACCAGATGGCGCTGGACCTGCAACAGAGAATCGAAGCAGGGGGGAAAATCTCAAACAAAGAGATCGGCATGCTGAAAGCAACCATAGAAGCGGAAGCATCTGAAGTGCTGGAAAAGGCAAGAGGACAGGAGCTGCTGCTTCCGAAGGTTTCCGAAAGCATGAACGCAATTGACAGTGTGAACGCCATCGCGGGCGAAACAAGGGGATCCGCAGGGACGGATGCCGGCATGAAAATGGCATCCATTGACGATGAACGGGAAGCAAAGGGAACAAAAACAGAAGGCGCGCGCGGAGTGATTCATTTCGGAGAGAACGAAAGCAATTTTGCGCGGCTGATTGGAATACGGACGGTTGAAGAAACAAAGAAGGATAAAAGAGGGAAAGAGTATACAGAAAAGGCACTGAAGTATGTAATCGAGATTGACGGGAAAGAGATTGAAGTTGATCCGCACACGGTCCAGTCCACAGACTACAGGACGGCGGTGCTGATGAACCGGATCGAAAGCGCGCCGGGACTTTATAGCCCTGAATTTACATACAATGTGCTCAGCGAGATGGAAAAAGACAAAGGCAACACCGCGAAAGTGCTCGCGCCGCTGGCTGAATCCATCCGCATTGCAGCGTTTACAGGCGCTGAAATGCCGAAAACCGCGATGGACCCGGAAATCGCAACAAGGCTGTATGAAGCATCAAAACAGGAATACAAGGATATCCGGGCAGAGGACGTTACAAAACGCAACGCGAAGAAACCGGGAACAGGCACGGTATGGTACAAAGGCGCAAAGCTGGGAACAAATGAATACACAGCCAAGACGGAAGGCCTGAGCAAAGAAACGAAAAACATGATGGGCGCGGCGGCGCAGATTGCCATGCGCTCAGGCATGGATATCTGGTTTGTTGACCAGGAAGATCTTGAAAAAGAACGCGGGAAAGGGCGCCTGAAATTCAAAGGCGCGCTGGCGGGGCTGTGGGGTATTGAAGGATACCAGGCAGACGACTTTAACGGCGTTGTACTGAACATTGAAGGGAAAAAGCTCGGCACAAAAGGATTCTTTGGCCAGCACCATATCATGGCAACATTCGGCCATGAGTTTATCCACTGGCTGCAGCGGAACAGCCTTGAAGGGTACAACAACTATCAGAACTTTATCCTTGAAGAACAGCGGAAAGCGCTGGGCGGACAGGGAGCGCTCGCGGAAGAGCTGACCAGAATCATGAACACGCAGGGCGTGGACCTTGCGGGGGCTATCAGCGAGCTGGTGGCGGACAGCAGTGACCAGATCTTTGCAAACAAAAAAGTCATTCAGCACATCCAGGAAACAAACAAAGAGCTGTATAACGAGATCAAAGGATTTGTTAAAAACCTGATCGCGAGAATCCATCATGCCATTACAGGCATGGAAGGAAGCGCAAGCAGAGCAGCGCAGCGGATGTACCGCGCAGATATTAACCGGATGGCCGAGCTGTTCAACCTTGCCTATGATGAAGCGACGGGACAGGTGACGGAAGCACAGCCGGCGGCGGAAACAGCGGAGAAAGCGCCGTCAGTGCAGGCCGCTGAAGGATATGTGCAGGCGGAATACGTCGGAACCGGAGAAACGCGGACGGTGCAGGCGCGGATCACGAACCCGCTGACGATGAAACAGGGACAATTCAGCTGGATGCCGAACCAGACGGCGCAGAGCCTGCTGGACAGCAAGGAAATCAGCCTGACACCGGCTCAGGAAGCGGAGCTGCGGAAGGTGACTGAGCATGCATACGAAAAATACGAAGAAGCGTGGGACCATATTGCGGACGTGCTGCAGGAGCTGGGATACGACGGGATCCGGATGGACGACGGACAGTATATCGCGCTGAAGAACACGCAGACGGCGGAGGAAGGGACGATAAGGCTGAGCCAGGCGGAGATAGACGCGGAATATGAGCAGGCAGTCAAAGATAAAGACACAGAAAAACAGGACGAACTTGTGAAACAAGCCGCTACAGCAGCAGGGTATACGGACATTGCTTATCACGGGACTAACGACTTTGGGTTTACAGTATTTGATATGGGCAGAGGGGAACAGGCAATATTCGTAAGCTATGATAATACGAATATTGCTAATACATACGTCAAATCTGAATCACCAGCTGATGAACCAAGACGCATATTTACAAGAGGAAGGACATACTGGAACGAAAACCCAGATCAGATAATTAAACTTATAAAAGAGACAAAACCTGCGGCTTATTTTGGATACAAATTAAAAAATGCTATCTATCATACAGAAGAAGAATACAAAAAAATAGCAGAAGAAAAAGGAGAAGAGTTATCAGAAGATTTAATAGACGAACATGGCGTAATAGAAATTGTATATAATAACTGGAATGGAGAAAAATACGAAGAAGAACATCAATATTATGGATATGATTCAACGGTTGATTATCTCAATGACATAATGGGAGAGAACCGCGGTGTATATGAATTATATACAAAACCAGGGAAACAGCTCGTTATTGACGCTGATGGTGCAAACTGGAATCAAATCAATATAAGAGGAACAGAAATAGAAGAATATGCAAAGCTATACGAAGATGAAATGTGGAACAAGCCTTTCTATGACAGGTCTAATCCATATTGGGAACTAACAACAAGACAAATTGCAGACATTGCATGGATGGCAGGATATGACAGTGTAAGAATCAATAATGTCACGGACCACGGAGGAAGGAACTTTGAAGGAGATTATGACCAGGGGTCCGGAGATATAGGTATTTTCTTTAGACCTGAAAGTGTAAAATCAGCGGATTCGATCGTATATGATGATCAGGGAAACGTCATTCCGCTGAGCGAGCGTTTCAATCCGCAGAAGACGGATATCCGTTACAGCCAGGCGGCAACAGAAGAAAATGCGGATGCGCTGGAAAAAGACATAGAAGAAAGCAAAGGACCTGAAACGCATTATGGTGATCATATGCGCTTCAGTGTCGCGGTAACTGATCCGGATACAATCGAATTCCTTGAAAAGCAAAAGAAAATTAAGACATACAAAACAATGCAGTTGATTGACGGGAAACTTTATCCGCCTATGGCTGCGGTTGTTGACGGCAAAATGGAAGATCCGAGCGTGCTGGGTCAGTGGGAAATGGCAACGGAGCATCCTGAACTGATCCGTAAGGGAAGCAAGTTTGTGCTGAACAAAGGGAAAGGACAGGGGACGGTTGAAGCTGCTTATAATCCTTATATGCACAGCAGCAACCTGATGATTAATGACCAGTTTACAGGAGCATACAGCAGGCCGAACCTTGTCACAGTGGAGTGTGAAGTGCCGGCAAGCGAAGCAGACGGTGCATATCATGCAGAATACGCGAAAGACAGCACAGGATGGCATAGCTGGCACACGGGACCGGTAGCCGGAGAGCTTAGAAAAGCAAAGGGAACAGAAAGACAGGTATTCCTGAGCAGATATATCAAGCCGGTGCGTATTGTTCCAAACAGTGAAGTGGCTCAGCATTATGCGGAGTTAATTAAAGGAACAGATATTCAGGTGCCGGACAATGTTGTGCCGCCGGATCTGTTGACAGAATTGAGAAAAGCAGGCGTACCTATTAAAGAATCCGGGAGGGTGAAATATAGCCAGGCGCAGGCGGAGGACGAAGGAACCATGCCGGTGCTGGACGAGGACGGAAACGAAGTGGCGGTGGAACTGCCGGGCGGAACAATCGCGGCAACACGGTTCAGCTATGCCAGCTTTGTGGAAGAGAACGAGCGCGAGAAGATGATCAAAGCGCTGAAGAAAGTCGGATACACAAAAGAAGAAATAGAAAAATGGATGGAGAGCCTGGACAACATCGCGAACGTGATCGCGACGAATAGGACGCTGTATGATTTTGTTGCAGACAGGAGTAAGAAATTCCTGAAACCGAACGGCGACGTATACAAGAAAACGCTGGACGCGAGCACGATGTGCAAAAAGACGCGGCTGTATAACGGCACGTTCAACCTTGTGCAGCACATGATGCCGAACACGATCCTGATGCCGGAAGACCTGATTGATCTGTACAACATCATGAAAGGCTTGAACCTGGAAACGCCGTGCGGACTTTGCTATGTGCAGAGCAGGCGCAGGCTGCTGGGACAGTATACGGAAGACTGGCTGAAAACCTACAAGGGAGATTATATCCCTTCCGTGGATGAAGTGACGACTTCAGACGGGCTGGAAAAACTGAAGGTGGAACATCCGCAGACCTATAAGGATTTTGTCAAGGCCATGAACAAGAAGGGCGTGAACAATCCGAAGCTGGTGCAGCAGCGGACGGACTACCGCGGAGATATCCGGAACCTGACAAAAGAAACAATCAGATACCTGAAAGCTATCGGCGGGCTGCGGATCCAGAGCTTCAGCGACTTTGAAGTGGTCCATATGCTGGACATGATGCAGGCCGTGATGGACATGAAGGCCGTGGGGCTGACGGCGCAGGCATACACAAAGGTGCCGGAATTCGCGTGGATATTCGGACCGACGGGGATCAAAATCAACGTGAGCCTGCTGGGGAAAGGAACAGGACTGGACGCACAGGGCAGGCTTGTGTTCGACGACGACGAAGGGATGCCTTTCAAAACGGCGATGGAGCTGCGGAAAGCATACAGCAAGAACGTGGGAACGATTCTTGTGGGCATCAATGACAAGCATATCATCGCGGCAATGGGCGACAGCCGTATAGACTTTATCATTCCATTCCACAAGAGCGGATGGAGCGAGAACGAGCTGAAGAAGATGAAGACGCTCAGCGCATACAAAGACTATACGGAAACGCAGAACGAATACAACATTACAGGTTTTGATGAGAACGGGCAGCCGATCCTTGAGAAAGCGGAAAGCAATATTGACCCGCTGAGTTATTGGGAATTTGACAAGAGCGGAGAAGAGAACGCGCGGACCTATCTGAAGATGTGCGCGGAGCAGGGAATCGTTCCGAAATTCAGGCAATTCCTGGTGGACAACGGGGACGGCACATACAGCCTGCCGGAAGGAACAAGCAAGCGCGACACAAACATCCGGACAGGATACTGGAAGCTGCTGATCGACTTCAAGATGTATGACAACGACGGCGTAGGATCTCCGCAGACGGAAGTTGAACCGGAATTTAACATGGAGAAAGCCATGGAAATTCTGGACAAGTACGACGGAAATCACAGGGAGCTTCCGGAATCAATGGAAGCGGCAAAGAAATTTGTCGATCAGTACAAGAAGAATCATCCGCTGGATGATGTGAGGACAAGGTACAGCCAGGCGGACATGAACGACATTGACGTGGAAACGTGGATGGAAACGCGGACACCGGGCAGCTTCCGGACGGAAGATGAGCGCATCATGTGGCAGACGTGGAAGAAGCTGCGGAACGACGTGCGGATGGTAAACTTCCGGATCGAAGAATATAAGAAGCAGATAAGGGCGCTGGAAGCGAAGGGCGAGAACATGACAGCGGAAGAACGGGACCAGCTGCGGGGCCTGCGGAACAAACTGGAAGTGAAACAGGTGCAGCTGGACCGGCTGGAGAAGGAGCTGCGGAAAACCACAGGCACGGAAGGATTCGCGACGATGATGCGGAACGCGAACCTGGTGATCGGTGACTTCATGGCGGGGAAAACGCAGGAACAGGTAACCGCGGCCGTGGACACCATGACCAACGAAGTAGAGCGCGCGGAGAAGGAGATCGCGAAGCAGGAGAAGGAGCTGCAGAAACTGGGGCAGGAAAGCGCGGTGAAAACCGTGCGGGCGGCGCTGCGGAGCCGCGGCATGAACACGGCGGTGAACGCGCTGCGGAGCCAGTACGGAACAACGATGAGCCAGGACGAGCTGGAAGGCCGGCTGGCGGAGATCATCCTGAAGAGCCTGAAGGGCGAGGACGTGACGGCGGACATTGAAGCGCTGGCAAATGACGTGGTGACCAGGCAGGCCGGATACGGCAGCGTGGAAGCGGAGGAAGCGCTGAGCGCGCTGCGGGGAAAGACGATCGTGATCGGTCCCGGACAGCAGGCGGAGATGAAAGCGAACCACATCACGCTGAAGGACCTGCAGAAGCGGATCAAGGGCAGCGGCATCAAGCTGGTATACGGCGAGAGCAGCACGCTGGACACGAACGCGGAGGAACTGGAAGCGGAAGTACCGGCGCTGAGGGGGATGCTGGGCAACGAAAAGGCGAGCCTTGAAAACTTTGTGGGATACGTCGAAAACCTGCTGAGCCTGAAGAACAGCAACGCGGAGGAAAGCGGATACGACGTTAAAGAAGTGGAGAGCTTTATCGGCGCGATGGCGCAGATCATGCTGAACGAGAACGCGGGCGGCATGAGCAAGGCGGACCTGATCGCGAAGATTAAAGCGGAAGCAGGACGGATCGGCACGGCGCTGAACGCGGTGCGGAGGATCCGGGAGAGCCTTGGCACGGTAAGGGAGAGCGGCGCGAAAGCGCAGACATGGACCGGCGTGCTGGGACAGGATCTGGACCAGGTGCTGGACTACTATGACCAGGTTGCGCGGATGGCGGCGCGGCAGGAGCGGACGCAGGTTCGGAAAACGCTGGTGGAGCAGCTGAGAGCGGAGAACACGAAGAAGCTGATGCAGCAGCAGGAAAAATACGAGCAAATGATGAAAAACGAGCGGACCGCGCGGCAGCTGGCCAACGACAACATGACGCTGCGGAGCAAGATCAACACGGCGGTGAAGCGGATCAGCCGGCTGATGACGGAAGAAACGGACCTGAAGAATATTCCGGAAGAAGCGAAACCGCTGGCAAGGCTGCTGGTGAAGATGTTCGTGGAGCATGACAGCAACTACCGGCGGGTGACGTTCAGCGACAACAAGCAGCTGCAGCGGGCGGCAGAGAACCTGCGCGGATGGGAAAAGCTGTTCGGCGGATTCGACTATGATCACGGGCTGGACTGGCTGGTGACCGGCGAAGGAGATACAGCGGACACGGAGCTGCGCGACGCGGTGGAAGAAGCGCTGGTGGACATTGAAACAGGGCTGATGGAATACCGGAACGCGGAGGGCCGCGGAACCGTAAGCCTGCAGGACCGGAAGAACGCGCTGACCAAGATTCAGGACGCGGTGGCGAAGATCTACAACGTGATCCAGGCGCGGCGTTATGTGGAGATTGACGGAAAGCGGGCGCTGACGGCGGAGCTGGCGGCAAGCGCGAGGGACGACATGCAGCACAGCCGGTTCCGGGGCGAATGGACCGGATGGCTGGGCCGGCGGATCGGCACGGCACGGCGCTTCGTGATATACGGAAACATGACGCCGGTGTACTTCTTCAAAAACCTGCGGAACGGAACACTGAGCAGTCTGTTCAGGGGATATGAAAGCGCGGAGAACAAAAACGGCCTTGCCATCGCGAGAGCGCAGGCAATGATGCAGAAGATCGCGCAGGAAACCGGATACGGAACATGGGACCAGGAGCGCAGATATGAGATACAGCTGGAGAAGGGCGGCACGGTGCGGCTGACGCTGGGCGAGATGATGAGCCTTTACGCCACATGGCAGCGGGAAATGATGAACCAGCTGGAAGAGAACGGGCCGACGAAGAGCTTCCACCTGACGCTGGGCGGATTTATTACGGAGCCGGAGCAGCGGGGCGGCATCGCGGGGCGCGAGATGCAGCAGCAGCGGCCGCACAGGCTGACGGAGGGCGACATGGCGAAGATCACGGCCATGATGACGCCGCAGCAGATCGAATACGTCACGCGGGTTGTGGAATACATGACGAAGGAGATCGGCGAGCTTGGCAACGAAGCCAGCATGAGAATGTACGGGATCCGGAAGTTCAACGAGAAATGGTATTTCCCCTTTGAAGTATGGCGCGGCGTGATGAGCAGCAAGAGCACGGCGGGCGTGCAAAACGCGCAGCAGAACGCGGCGGCGCATCAGAGCTTTACCAAGCGGCGGACGAACAACGCGCGGAACGCCCTGATGATCCGCGACTTCACGCAGACGGCGGCGCGGCACATTGTGGCGCAGATCAACTACAACACCTTCGCACCGGCGATCGAATGGATGCAGCGGGTGATGAACAGCAAGCAGATGGAGGGCGAAGACGCGGAGAGCATGACGGAGCGGAACCTGTGGGCGATGTTCCAGGAAGTTTACGGAAAGGACGCGCTCGCATACTTCAAAAAATTCCAGCAGGACATGAACGGCGGCGCGACGCAGCAGAGCAAAACCTTCTATGACCGGCTGATATCAACCTTCCGCAAGAGCGCGGTGGCCGGATCCCTGAGCGTGGCGGCGCAGCAGCCGCTGAGCTATATCCGCGCGGCGATGGAGATCAATCCGCGGTGGCTGGTGGAAGCGCTGAATCCGAGATATTACGCAGGCAGCAACGCGGAAATGGAGAAATGGAGCGGCGTGGCCGTGCTGAAGCGGATGGGTAAATTCGACATGGGCTTCGGCGAAAGCGCGGCGCAGTACATTGAACCGGAAGCGAGGCAGAGAGCGGGCCGCAGGGTCTATGAAACGGCCAGCGACTGGACAACGAAGCTGCCGGAGTGGATGGACCGGGTGACATGGACACGGATGTGGACGGCGGCGAAGCTGGAGCAGGCACACCTGCACCCGGAAATGGACCAGAGCAGCGACGAGTTTATGGAGCTGGTGGCAAACCGTTTCAACGACATAATCCGGCGGACGCAGGTATACGACAGCACGCTGGTCCGGAGCCAGAACATGCGGGACAAGAATCCGGGCCTGAAGATGCTGACGAGCTTCATGGCGGAACCGACGCTGACGGCGAACGTACTGGCGGACGCGATCATCAACGCGCGGGAGAACGGCGGGATGCGGCGGCTGGCGACGGCGGCGGCGACATACCTGCTGAGCGCGGTGGCGCAGGCGGCGGTGAAGGGAACCATGGGCGCTGGACGGAACCCGGACAAGAAAAAGACCTGGAAAGAAAACTGGTGGTACAGGTTCCTTTATAACTTTATCGGTGAAGCGAACCCCGCAAGCCTGATTCCCGGATACAGCAATATCGTGAGCATGCTGAAGGACGGCGAGCTGGACGACAACGCGATGGCCATGATCGGCAAGGTGTTCGACGCGGTGAAGACGGGATACCAGCTGGTGAGCGGGAAGAGCGACGACGTATACAGAAGCGTGGAGGACAGCGCGGCGCTGATCACCCAGCTGTTCACGAACATTCCGGCAAAGAACCTGATGCGGGACCTGCGGGCGATGTACAACTTCTTCACCCAGCCCTACGCGCAGCGGGAAACCAGCCGGGGCGTGCTGAGATACCAGGCTCAGGACCTGCTGATGGCCGGACCGGAGCTGCTGGGCGCGATCAACAGCTGGCTGGGGAAGGAAGGGTACCAGACGACGGTGGATGCCTACGCGCAGCGGATCTATCAGGCGCAGAAGAGCGGAGACGAGGAAGCGGCGCGGATGATGAGCGAATACGTGACGCTGGCAAAGAGCGGCGCGGAGGACGCGGAAGCAACGCTGAACCAGAAGCTGCGGGCCATTGCGAAGAAAGACGAAAGCGCGAGCACGGCGGAAACGGCGGAATACATGAAGGAAAATGACGCGAGCGTACAGACCGTGAGCAACTACATCATGGACCAGCTGAAGAGCGGAAAGATCGACGGCGCGGAAGCGCGGAAGCTGCTGAAGGATAACGAGCCGGAAAAGGACGACAACGATATCTGGTGGAAGGTGGACCGGGCGGAATACGAAAAGGAAACCGGAACGGATATCGGCGGCAACGACAAGTATTACCGGCTGTATGACGCGATGGAGAGTAACAAAGCGGAGCAGATCAACGCGGCGGTGAAGGGCATGACGGAGCACGGAATGACGCAGAAGCAGATCAAGGACCAGCTGAGCAATAAGTACAAGCAGAAGTATCTGAACGGGAGCCAGCAGGAAAAGGTGAAGATCCGGGACGCGATCGAAAAGGCGTACAAGGCGATCGGCCTGACGGCGGAGGAAGCCGGAAAGATCATCGACGGCTGGAAAGAAAAGAAGTAAGGGCAGAAGGCCCTGCGACTAACAAAACGCAGGGCCTTTTGTTAGATTTGAGAAAAAGGAAGGGGATGGAAGAATGCTGCAGATCAACACACTGACCCGGCTGGACCTGGGCGTGAAACAGGAGAACCTGGCGCGGGACCTATACATAGATATGAGTGCGTGGATAAGCGAATATCCGAACGGCACGATCACGGTATGGCACAAGCGGAACGGGGACGAAACAAAGTACGCAGTGGGCGGCGTGACTTTTGACAGGGACACGAATATCCTGAAATGGACGCCGACGGCCTATGACACATTCTACACCGGCAGCGGGCTGGCAGAGATCCGGCTGACGGAAAACGACGTGATCAAAAAGACAAAGGACATTGTGACGGAAGTGGCGCGGAGCCTGATGCTGGGCAGCGGGGAAACGCTGGAAAGCGGATGGCAGAACATTGTGAACACGGTGAGCGGATACGCAAGTGACGCGCAGGACGCGGCGGATGACGCGGCGGACGCGCAGGACGCGGCAGAGGACGCGCAGGAGGCGGCGGAGGACGCGCAGGCGGCGGCGGAGGACGCGCGGGACGCGGCGCAGGCGGCAGCGGTGCATGAGCCGACGATTGACGATACAACGGGGAACTGGATGGTGTGGGACCAGGACAGCGGGGCCTATGTGGACACGGGAGTGCATGCGCAGGGGCCGCAGGGCGAACCGGGTTCAGTAGAAAACGTGCGGGCCACGGGCATCAAAATGTCCATGCTCGACGACACGACGGTGTACGACGCGATCCAGGCGCGGGCAAACAAGGTGACAGGCGGCACAGAAAACAATTTTGCCGCGCTGGACGCGAACGGGAACCTGAAGGACAGCGGACACAAGCACAGCGACTATCTGACCAGCCATCAGGATATCAGCGGCAAAGCAGACAAGGTGAGCAGCGGCACAGAAAACAATTTTGCCGCGCTGGACGCGAACGGCAACCTGAAGGACAGCGGACACAAGCACAGCGACTATCTGACCAGCCATCAGGATATCAGCGGCAAAGCAGACAAGGTGACAGGCGGAACAGAAAACAATTTTGCCGCGCTGGACGCGAACGGCAACCTGAAGGACAGCGGGAAAAAGGCCGGCGATTTTCTGACGCCGAGCAATATTTACAACGGGCTGGACAAGACGACGACCGGATCAGCGCTGGACGCGGCACAGGGCTATGCGTTAAACAGCGATGTAAAGAAATTAAAAGGTTACGGGAACATAACCGTCACAGACTTTAACAGCATGACAGAAACGGGAATATATGAAGCAAAAGGTGCTTCAAATACAGTACATAGTCCTGTTCCATCAGTACCTACGAGATGGTACATTCTGTCTGTAATGAACGATGGAAATTCGTTTATTTCACAAACTGCCTATTGGCAGGATAACGGGAATATATACACAAGGGTTTACGACGGAACAACATGGACTTCATGGGTTTCGCTTTCTGACCAGATTGCGACAATAGGCGAGATTGTCACAGGGACAAATGCACAGAGTTTGGAAGTGCAACCATCCTCGTCTTCAGATGTTTGTAGCTTAAGTGTTACAAAGGGCACATGGATTATTATTGGTGGTTTCCAATGGTCATCATCTTTTACATCTTTGGCTATTGGGTCAATATATGCTGGAAGTAGCACTATACAACCATCAACAGTACGACACACAGGACAAGCTGGAGGAGGATGTAATATAGCTGTCGGTTACCGAGCTGCATCGACAACCGCAATTACCTTGCGTGCTTATAACGGAGATAGTTCGGCACATACTGTGAGTGCTGTTGTATTGCAAGCAATACGTGTTGGCTTGTAAAATCACATTGCTGTTAACGCAGTAACAAAACGCGAAAAGCCGCCATTATCAGGCGGCTTTTTTGCTGCGGGACTGCGACTAACAAAACGGAAGCTGATTTGATAGATTGAATACAGGAGAACGGCAAGGGGGGAAAAGCATGGCAAGAGAGATCTATGAAGTGACCGCGAAGGTTGTGGACGCGAACGGGGCATACAACACGCTGAGCGGATATCCGAAGGTGTTTGACAGCCGGAGCTACGGCGGGGACACGGAGAAAACGCACAGGCGGGCAGAGGGTGAATTTTCCGAAACCTGGGGCGCGATGTGCAAACGGGACGACAGGAAGATGCAGACGGTGATCCTGATGTCGGCGGACGGATTTGTGCTGGACAGGCGGACCATGGGATCACTGGCGGAAGAGGAAGAGGAAGAAGCATAACATGAGCTGGATGGAGTGGGCGCTGATCGGAACGATGGCAGTGATGGCCGTGTTTTTCGCGATCGTGATTATTGTTTCCTATTTGGAAGGATGGAAGTGGAGCAGGCATGATAAACGCAGATGATTTGATCACAAAGTTTCAGTACGCTCTCAAGCAGAACTGGGGCTATATATGGGGAACGGCCGGCGTGAAATGGACCGCTGAGAAGCAGAAAGAGCTGGAGCGGACGACGGACAGCAACCGGGCGCAGGGACGGAAATACGGAAGCAAATGGATCGGCCATGTGGTGGCGGACTGCAGCGGCCTGTTTTACTGGGCTTTTAAGAAGCTGGGCGGGTACATGTACCACGGCAGCAACACGATGTACCTGAAATACTGCACGGACAAGGGCGAGCTGAAGAAGGGCCGGCGGACGGACGGGAAGGAACTGAAGCCGGGGACCGCGGTGTTTGTATGGAACGGAACGACGTACAGCCATGTGGGGCTTTTTATCGGCGACGACAACGACACGGTGATCGAAGCGGCGAACACACAGAAGGGCGTGACGACCAGCAAGGCCAGCGCGACGAAATGGACACACTGGGGAGAATTGAAAGGCGTGGAATACATGAACACGGGCGGGAAACCGACGCTGCGGAAGGGAAGCAAGGGAGAATATGTGACCGCGGCGCAGACGATGCTGCTGCAGAAAGGCTATGACCTGGGGAAGTGGGGCGCGGACGGCGACTTCGGAAGCCAGACGGAAAAGGCCGTGAAGCAATTCCAGCAGGACCACGGGCTAAAAGCGGACGGCGTGATCGGCGCGGAGACATGGGAAGCGCTGGAAAAGGCCGGGACGAATTTATACACAGTCACAATACCGCATGTGACAAAGTACAAAGCGAAAGCACTGATTAAAGACTATGCCGGCGCGAGCATGAAGGAAGAGGGTGAATGACGATGCCAACAGAAACCATCATCTCTATCTGCATAGCTGCAGCGGCGGTGATCATATCGCTGATGAGCTTCCGGCGGAACGAAACGCACGACACGGAAGCGGACGCGACGGAGCGGGCGACGATGAACGCGAATATCCTGTATATCCGAAACGCGATCGACGATATCAAGCTGGAATATAGGGCGATCAAAAAGGACATTGACGCGCTGAAAACGCAGGTGGTGCGGATTGAGCAGAGCGTGCAAAGCGCGCATCAGCGGCTGGACGATATGAAGGGGAAATGAGCATGGCGCAAAAGCAGAAGATCAAAGAGAAGTATGCACAGCTGATGGAGCAGAAGCGTCAGGAGCGGGCCATCATGGACCAGCTGAACGGGACAAACTTCAACACGACGGGGAACGACCGGATCAACCGGCAGGAACGGCAGGGGAACATGAGTCTGCGGGAAATGCAGGACAGGGCAAGGCAGCAGTACGCGGAGGAACGGCGGAAAAGGCAGGAGAGCGGAGCAAGATGGGACACGCCGGAACCGAGCAAGCGGGGAAAGATGATCATTGAAGGGCTGAAAGAAATGAAAAGGAAGAAGGGGAAATAATGGCAGCACCGAAGAGCAGGCTGGGGAATTATCTTGAGGGAAGAAAGAGCGCGGCGGACAAAGTGAAGAAAAAAAGGAAAGCTGAGAACGCGCTGGAGCAGAGAAGAACGCCGGGAATTGTGAGCAGACAGGACGAAATGGGATACGTTTATCAGAACGGATATGATTCTGAGGATCATAAAACAAGAGCAAAGGATAAAAACGAATTCAGGAACAATGTGAGCAATTTCATCAGAGGAAACGAATTTGAAAGCTATGATGAGGGATACAGATATAATCCGAAAAAAGGAATATATATAAGGAAACATAAAAAGCAATAAGGAGAGGAAAAGATGGCGGGGAACCTGAGGGCATACATTGAAGAGCGGAAGCCATACGCAAAGCGGAGAGCAAAAAAGCTGGCGATGGAAAGCGACAGACGGATGAGCGCACTGGAAGAGGACCTGACGGACTATGACATGTACAACAGCCCCGGCGGAGAAAGAAAAATCCCGTGGGAGCGGCAGCGAGAGATGGGCGTGAAGAACAAGAAGCAGCCGAAGGGACCGACGGTGGACGATGACACGGCATGGAGCCGGACAAAGATGGGACAGAGATGGAGGAAAATCAAATGAAGATCAACTGGAAAGTGAGAATCAAGAACAAGGCTTTCTGGCTGGCAGTGGTGCCGGCGCTGGCGCTGGTGGCGCAGGCGGTGGCGTCGCTGTTTGGCTATACGATCAACCTGACGACGCTTGTGGGTAAGATTCAGGCGGTGGTGAACGCGGTGTTCGCGCTGCTGGCCATCCTGGGCATTGTGGTGGATCCGACGACGGAAGGGATTCCGGACTCCAACCGCGCGATGGGCTATGAAGAACCCTGGAGCGACGAAGAACACACGGCAATGCTGCAGGCGTATATCAACCAGCTGAACTCTGAGGACCAGCCAGCGCCGCCCATGCCGAAGGGAGAAGAAGATGAGCGAGCAGAAAAATGACGTCCCAATGATGCCAAAGCACCAGCACCAAGCGGAAATGATGCACATGAGCTGGACCATCCGCTGGCTGATCATCGGAATTATCGTCGGATTTATGAGTATGCTGACCATGGCCTATATCTTTGTAACGAGCTATACATCGCGGACGGAACGCTGGCTGAAAACATATGACGAACTGGTCAACCGGTTCTCAATCACGGAGGGTACAAATGAAAAAAATACGTCCGGAGATTTTCAGTAGCTACCGGTTCCGTGACCTGGTGGATGAATATGTGCAAGGTGAAATCAGTCAGAAGATCCTGATCATGTTTTATGTGGAGGACAAAACGCAGGAAGAGATCGAAGATATTCTGCACGTAAGCATATCGAAGATTAAGCGGGACTGCAAAAGGTACGGGATACCGATCTTCCGGATGATGGAAAAACATGAGCCATAGATGAACTGAATATGAGCTGAGAAAGGACTATCCGCGCTCTGTCGGATGGTCTTTTTTTGTTGCACAATTTTATCAAAGGAGGGAATCGCATGAAGAACTGGAAGGACAGGCTGATCCGGTGCGGAATCCCGGAAAAACTGGCGCAGAAGATCGTTGATTTTTTCTTTAAGAACAGGCGGCTGGTGGAACTGATCGCCTATGTGAGAATGACAGAGGAGGTAAACGGGAAATGAATTTTCTGAATCAGAACATGCAGGAGCAGCTGCGGCAGCTGCAGCAGAATCCGAAGGAATTTATACAAAAATGCGGGGCGAACATTCCGGAGAACCTGATGAACGACCCGCAGGCGATGGTCCAGCACATGATCATGACAGGCCAGGTGAGCAATCCGGTGATGCAGCGAATCCTGCCGATGATCCGGATGATGGGAGGAAAGTAAAGATACATATTTGATTCTTTTCGGTTGAGTGCGCATAGACCGATTAAGGATAAATAAATCGAAAGGAATCAAAAACAATGGACGGTACGAACACTTACATGCCCGTGATGCCGGCAAACGGCATGGGCGACATGGGAAGCGGCTGGTGGATTATCCTGCTGTTCCTTTTTCTCGGTTTCGGTAACGGATTCGGCGGAGGGCTGAACGGAAACGGCGCCGGTTTTGTCGGCGCGGACGTGCAGCGGGGCTTTGACCAGAGCGCGGTTGTGAACGGGCTGAACAACATTCAGAGCAGCCTGTCCGGAAACCAGATGGCAGACCTGAACCGCAGCTTTGATGTGCAGACCAGCATCCTGCAGGGATTCAACGGGATCCAGGGACAGCTGGCACAGTGCTGCTGCGACAACAAGACGGCAACGCTGCAGACGCAGGCGATTGTGCAGAACGAAGGGAACCTGACAAGGCTGGCAATCCAGAACCAGACACAGGCAATCCTTGACAAGATGTGCGCGCAGGAGATCGAAACGCTGCGTCAGACCAATGACAACCTGCGGCAGCAGCTTGCGATGGCAAACCTGAACGCGAGCCAGGTGGCGCAGACACAGCAGATCATCGCGGCGCTGACGCCGGTGGCATAATGGCGGGAGGAATCCTGCATGAAAATCATTAAATGCCTGACGGAGAAAATCCGGGAAGAGCTGGAAGATGCAGAATCATACATCGACCTTGCAATCGCATGGAAGAGCGAGGACCCGGCAGCGGCAGAACTGTTCAGCGAACTGAGTGCGGAAGAAATGGGACACATGGAGAAGCTGCACGCGGAAGTGGTGGACAAAATCAACGTATATAAAGAGGAAAACGGGGAACCGCCGAAGGGGATGATGGTATTGTATGAATACCTGCATGAACAGAACACAGAAAAGGCCATGAGAATCAAAGTCAAGCAGGCAATGTTCAGGGAATGAAAACGGGGATGGTGCAAAAATGCATCATCCCTTTCTGTATAATGTTTGACCAATACCAAAATGGTAAAATTTTCTGACGCCCGTTTGACGCCCGTTTGTAACAAAAACGTCGCTTTTTTTGGGCTTTTTGAGGACTTTTCAGAGCGAAAAACAGAGGGACAAAAAAGCCGGAAGCCCTTGTTTTCAAAGGCTTCCGGCGATGTATGCCCGGCAGGATTCGAACCTGTGACCTTCAGAGTCGGAGACTTTTTGAGGAAGGAGCTGCGGGCGTTGATATATCAGGCGCGGCGGCGTTGGCGGGTTTTCTTCTGACGCCCGTTTGACGCCCGTTCGTCGCTGATCATGCTGTTTACGTTCGTGATCGCGGTGCGGATCCGGAGATCGGAAACGTGATCATAGATACGCAAAATCATCTTTTCGTCAGCGTGGCCCATCCAGCGGATGGCGAGCTTCAAATCCACGCCGGCATCGCGCAGCATGACGCAGAAGGAGTGACGGAGATCATGCGGGCGGACGGTCCACTGTTTCCAGTCCATGAAGCGGAGAGCGTCAGCTTCCTCTTTCTTTCCTTTGGAAAGAAGGTACTGAATCTGGTCATACCGGCGCGGATCACGGGCACGGTAAGACTTGTCCAGGAAATACCAGCGCTTCTGTGTGCAATGATTCAGCATCAGCTCGATAGAATTCTTCCAGTCATCCCAGGCGTTGCGGAAAGCAGTTTCGCTGCAGGCTTTTCCCTTGGGACCGGGAAGGATGTATCCTTCAAGATCCTTCACAAAGGGAGAGAGCTTATCAAAAAGCGGAACATCCCGCACGCCGGCTTCCGTTTTCGGATCCGCAAAAACAGGCTGGTTTGATTCAAAACGGACAGCCTGACGGACACAGATATGATCATCCTTAACGTCGGAACCGTTAAAGGCAAGCATCTCCCCGCGGCGCAGGCCGGCGTAAAGCATGAGCATGGCAGCGGCCTGCATCCGGTGCGGGAAGGTTTCGATGATACGTCGCTCCCATGGCTCAATGGCGCGGTGTGTGCCGGCGGTTCCCTTGTGCGGCGCGGCGGAATCCTTCGCGACGGGATTGATCCGGCAGTATCCGTTTTCGATTGCGGAAGCAAAGAGCGCTTTATAAAGCATCCGGGCGCGGCGGATAGTAGAATCAGAATATCCGAGATAATGCGTCCAGACCTTTTTAATATCCAGCGGAACGACAGCGGACATGTATTTATCCCCGCAGACGTTCGTCAGCACTTCAAGCTGCAGGGCATAATCGTTATAGCACTTGTCCGACACGGACGCTTTTGCGACGGGAAGCCACTTGGCGGCATAATCCGCGACGGTAATGTTCCGAATCTGATCTATTCCGTGCTCGCACTGATATTTATACTCATCCCGCAGACGGGCCGCTTCCTCAGGCGAATCGGCGTAAAAATACCGGCCGTGATATTTACGCTGGTAGCGGCCGTCAGCGCGGGGTTTTTCCTTTACTCGCGGCATAATAAACTCCTTATTTGAAAAAGATATACTTCACCGCAAGGATGAACACGGCGGCAAGACAGACATAAACAGAGAGATCCGACACATGAAGATCCGCCGGGACATGATCAAAACGCTTGCAGATGTTTTCCTTCAGACGATGATGATCAGCGAGCTGAAGAAGAAGAAAAACAAAAGCGACAGAAAGCAGCGTAAGATCCATTATTCCTCATATCCTTCCATATAAGATCCGAAATCCGCCAGGGCGGAGGAATCATGATGAGAAGCATAACGTTGAAACTCGAAATAATTGTGGATATAGGGCATAAACTGATCCCGGACGGCGCGGTTCAGCACGGGATCCACATGGACCGGCGGCTGTTTCCGCATGCAGGAAAGGCAGTAATCATAGCAGCCGGTGATGCTTCCGAGCGCTTCCACCGTGATCCGCAGACCGGAAGCCTGAAGCGAATGGATGAGCGGACGCGGGACCAGAAGGTGATGCGCGAAGCAGCGGGCTTCATCGTTCCGTATATCTTCCGGAAGGGATCCGTCATGGCCGAGAATGATGTGGCCCAGCTCCCGGGCCAAGGCGCGCTGGACAAGGCTTGACGGCAAATGCTGATTATATGTCACAAGGTAGCGGGTTTTGCCGTCCGCAATGCTGACGGACGTGAAAGCGTCCTGATTCTTTTCTCCGAACATGTCCATGACGCAGCGCCGGTCCATACCAAGCTCGCCGGCGACGGACTCAAAAGAAAGGACAAGCACGCCGGGAATGTGTTTAAGGATCGGAAGGGGTGAAACAGGCGTGGCCGTGATGTGGTTCGTATTCAGCGTGATAAGCGCAAGCGAAGCCGCCCGCGTATAGTTAGGTTCCATCTGTTGATTCCTCATTTCCATCAAAATAATCCGCATGAAGGGAGAACATGGCGCGGATGACGTTCAGCGCCTGCTCGCGCTGCTCAGGCGGGAGCCGGTCAATGCCTTTGGCCAGGATCCGGGCTTCCGCGGTGCGCGGAGTTTCGGAAAGGGGATCGTCAGGATGGTCTTCTTTCCAGCCAAGCAAAGCGCGTGCATCCAGGTGAAGCTCGCGGCAGATGGCCTGAAAGCGGTCAATCGGAATCTTTTCCGTTTCGCCGTTGAAATAACGGTGCAGTGCAGATTTAGGAAGATTGGTTCTTTTTGCCAGCTCATCATAAGTTAAACCGGACGCTTCAAAGGCATCCAGCAGCTGTTTCTGAATGTTATCCATATTCATCACCCGATACCATTATATAGAGAAAATCCCAATAATGCAACATAATCTAAAAAAAATAGTGTATTTGTTCCAAAAATGGATTGACACGAAAAGTAGCCCGGTGGTATACTTGTTCCAGAAATGGAACAGACAAGGAGGAAATAACCGTGATAAATATCCCTAAGTTTGAAGGAGCAATCCGCTCAGCAGGATTGACGCAGCGCACGCTGTCAACAGAAATGCATATGAGCGAGAACACTTTCAGCACGAAAAAGATACGCGGAACATTTAATATCGCAGAGGTTCAGTGGCTGTGTATGCGGCTTGGCATAAACACGCCTGAGGACAAATGCGATATTTTTTTGGTTCCGGTATCCCAATAATGGAACAAGGAGAGGAATACATATGAAGCGAATCATCAAGATCCTGCCGGCAGAGGGAACGAATCCGGAATTCGCGCCGGACAAGGAAGAGCAGGAAGGGTTTGAGTGCGACGGATACCTGCTGCTGACATTTACAGACGAGGAACTGCATTACATCGCCATGAGCGGAATAAGCACAAGGAACCTGACGGACGCGGTGAAAGACAACATAGGGGACGAAGTGATTGCCATCATGCGGCAGGCTTTCGCGGTGGCGGAGGGATATATCCGGGCCAGCGAGATCTTTGCGGCCGCAAAAAGGGACAAAAAGATTGATTTGCTGAGAAAGATCTTTGAGGGCGAGGATGAAGGGGAGGACGAGTGATGGAGCGGATGCTGAATCCGAAGCAGGTGGCGGAACTGCTGTGCGTGAGCGAAAGCACGGCGCGGGCGCGGATGGAGGAAATGCCGGGGTGCATTGACATCGGCAAAGGGAAGAGCCAGATCCTGCGCGTGCCGGAGAGCGGCCTGGACGCATGGATGAGCAACAGGGTAGTGACGCTGCGGCCGGCGGCAAGCCGGATCGCGCGGAGAAAGAACGGAAAGCTGGTGGCAGTATGAAAGGAGCAAACGGAATGAAAGTATGGAAGAAGATCGCGCTGACGCTGATGGCGCTGCTGACGATCGCGAACGGGATCTGGATCTGCGTCCGGGAGGACAACACGCCCAGGTGGAAGGTGGCTGTGGAGTATGACATGGTGAACCGGAACGTGGAATGGACGGGAGCCGGATATAACGGGATATGGGGAAAGTGACGCTATAAATGAGGTGAGAGCATGAACAGAGAACCGACAAAGGATTGCCCGTTTTGCGGTGGGAACGGAGACCTGTCTATTCGGCAGGACAAGTTCTACGGATTCAATGGGTTAGGTGACAAGAAAATAAAAATGAGATTGCAGGTGATTTGCAACAAATGCCACTCAAGAGGAAAACCAATTATAACAGACTACCTTGTCAATCCAAGTTCATCGAATTACGAAACGATACCGGAAGAATATTTTGATAAGGCATGGGACGCATGGAATAGACGAGTTTAGTTAAAGGCAACAATTAAGAAGGTGAAGCAGATGAAAAGACTATGGCCGGAAGAGGATGATTTTTTCATGATCGGATTATTTCTGGCCATGTTCTTTACGTTCTGCATCAGCGCGCTGGTGGCGCTGGGATGAGGAAGGAAAAGACGATGGAAGAGATTGAAGATGGAAAATGGGTGGAAGGTTTTCTGCCGATGGTAGAGGGCAGATGCCCGCCTATTACAAGGATGAGAAGGGACGGAGTAATGGAATCATGTTACCCGGTTACGGACCCGGATTATGTGGATGAAGAAATCTATGAAACAGAAACATATTACCATGAAGATAAAGATGAATTCTGGGGATATGTGACACGATGCAAAAAATGCAGAACAGCATTCCAGGCATATGACATTGACTGGGAAAGTGTAAACAGATACTGCCCGGGATGTGGTGCGAAACTGAACTGAAGGAGCAGACGATGGAGAAGATTGAAGCGCTGCGGTACGCAATCTGGGTACTGGAAAAGAAGCAGGCCATGACGAGCGTGGACGGGAAGCGGCTGCAGCCGCTGGACCAGTACGGGAAAGAATTCTATGAGCTTGAGGACGCGATCATCCAGCTGAAAGCGCTGTGTCAGGCGATGCAGAGCGAGCTGGTGCGGAAGAGCATCGCGGAATGGGACATGGCCATCGCGGAGAGCGTGGAGCCGGAGATGCGGCTGTAAGACAATTCATAATTCATAATTCATAATTCATAATTATGGACGGTGGACAATGGACATACGGAAGAAAACCTGCATCTTGATCAGGAAGAACGGGAACTATCTTGTAGGCCGGATCCTGTGGAGCAGGGACCTGCGGTGGAGCAACAACCGATATGACGCATGGATGACGCGCAGCAGGAAGGACGCGGAAGCCTGGGCGCGGAGGACCGGCGGGATCATGGTGCTGTTTAATCCTGTGACCGGACAGGAAAAAATCATATGACAGTTTCCGCCGGATTAAGGAAAGGCCAGAGAGCTTCCATCCGGCGACAACATGCGCGGCGGGGACGGGCGGCTGATTCTACATTATTAAATAGGAAGGAGTAATCTCTGGAACTGTTTGAATGGGAGCGTGCCTGCTGCCGGCCGGTTCAACTCCGGCCCCGCGCAATTTCATTATTTTACGCTTTAGGAGATATGAGCATGGCAGATATTGAGAAATACATAGAGGTTTTGAGTAAAACAGTAAAAACAGTAAAAGAACTTAATGAAGATACTCCAATAAAAATCAGTTTGGAATGTGTAGAGGACATTCTGGAACTGCTGAAAGAGCAGGAAGACCTTGGAACAGAACTGACGAATGCTGTTGAGTTGATTCACAAGAAGAATGAACGGATTGAGAAACTGCTGAAAGAACGGGAAGCGGTTGAGCCGACATGGCAACAGGGGAAAGCCTACTGCGGTTCGTGCGGAAAACGGATACCGCTCAAGATTGGAGCAAGATTCTGCCACAAATGCGGAAGGTCGGTGGAGTGGAATGAGTGAGTGGCATAGCGTTGAATTTGCACAACAAGGTTGGCAATGTCCTATCTGTAAAAGGGTTTATTCGCCAACAACTTCGATGTGTTACTACTGTGGGAATGGCGTTCCTTATACGGTTTCAAGCACAACAGTTGGTGATGCAGTAATTGATTGGTTGCATCATGAGTCTGAAACGAAATCAGAAAAACCGAAGGAAGGTCGGTGAAGTGGGATGGAAAGTCCATATTATGAAGCAACACATGACTTTGAAAATGAAAACAGAATATTTCAAAATGGATATTTAATAGGTTATCACAAAGCATGTATGACATATCCGGAAATTATCAGGTGCAAGGACTGCAAATGGAGAAACACAAAGGCGTGTTTCTGCAAGGCTCCAGACGATGTACAGGATGATTGGTTCTGTTCAGAAGGAGAAAAACGAGAATGACAGGAGATAAGATTAAAAAAATAAAGACATACGTTGAGGGAACGCATGGATTTCTTGTTGAGGTTGATGATGAAGAAGAAGTAACACTTGTTATGTGCAAGGATTGCAAGCAAAGCGGTATTGATTCCACAAGTTATCCGCAATATTGGTGTTCTGCTCATGCAGAATATCATGACGGAGATTGGTTCTGCGCTGACGGGGAACGCAAAGATATTTAAAGGCAACAATACTGAAGGACCTGTGAAGCGCGGGATGGGTTCCGCAAAATAAGGCTTGTAATGAGTATTAAATTATTGCACATTTTTCAGCGAAAAGAACGGTGACGGGAGCCGGAGGGGTCCGGGGAGGGGCGCAGCCCTTCCCCGCGTAGAGCAGCAGGAAGGAGGAACCGGAGGATGGCATGGGAATACGAAGGGCTTTTTGACGCGATGCCGGAGGACGGGACCGGGGACCTGCTGAGCGAATACTGGAAAACCGAGGTTACAGCGACGCGGATCGGACGGATGGGATACCGGACGCGGACCATCAAGGCGGGGACGCGGCTGGAAGCGGAGGTCTATCCGATATTCGGAAAGAGCATGGAGCAGACGGCCAGGCGGGAGAAGCAGAACATGACGGCGGAGCGGCAGAGCCAGCTGAACACCCGGCGGGCGAAGCGGCGGCTGGTGCTGCTGATGGAAACGAACTTCCGGGTGGATGAGGATATCCATGTGACGCTGACCTATGCCGGAGAGGAACCGGACGAGAAGCGCTGCCGGAAGGACATGCGGAATTTCCTGTGCCGGGTGAAGCGGCTGCGGGAGAAGCGGGGCATGGACGAGCTGAAGTATATCTATGCCATCGGACACGACAGAGACCAGCGGATCCATATCCATTGCGTGATGAACGGCGGGATCGGCCGGGACGAGCTGGAAAGAATCTGGAAAAAGGGATACGCGAACACCATGCGGCTGCAGAACCAGGGCAAGGGGCTGCAGGGCATGGCAAACTATTTGTACCGGCAGAACGAGAAAGCGAAGGACAACGGGGAACGGATCGGATACCACATGTGGAGCGGGAGCAGAAACCTGAAGAAACCGAAGGTGCGGACCAGCGACACGAAGATGAGCAACAGGAAGGTGAAGATGATCGCGCAGAACTTCCGCGCGATGGCGAAGGAGATCATGGAGCGCGTTTATCCAGGATATACGCTGGAGGACGGCAGGGTATACCTGAGCGACGTGGTGGACGGAGTGTATATCCGCTGCGTGATGAGGGCGACACAATGAGCGAGCGGGACCGGATCAGCAGCACGGCGGATACGGGAAATATCTGCTGTCCATTTTTCATCGCACACGGGAAGAGGGAGATCATGTGCGAAGGGATGATCGACGGATGCCGGATGATCAGCAGCTTTGACGACCCGGAAGGAAAGACATTTCACCAGAAAAACTACTGCGAAATGAATTATAAGCGGTGTGAGATGTACTGCAGCATCCGGCATTGGAAATGGCCCGAAGAAGAGTAAAAAAGAACTGCGACTAACAGAACAGCCCCCAATCGGTAAGATTAAAAGAGAGATCGAACCGGGAGGGGGCTTTTGATATGGCGCGGAAGCCGGCGGAGAAAACGGACGCCGGGAGAAAGAAACCGAAAAACATGGCCAGGCCGGAGCCGGTGAAAAAGCCGGAAACGAAACAAAAGACAAAGACGAAGCCGGTAAAACCGGCGAAGCGCAGGGAACCGCTGACGACGGCGGAATGGCGGAAGATCCGGATCGAATACGTGAAGGGCAAGACGACGTATCAGAAGCTGGCGGAAAAATACGGCGTGAGCGCGAGCAATATCCGGAAAAGGGCAGCTAATGAAGGCTGGCGGAAAAAGCGGAACAAACTGGATGCAAAGGTGGAACAAAAAACGCTTGAGCGCGTATGCGACGCGCGCGCGAAGGAATTTGAACTGATCGCGCGGGTGAACGACCAGATGGACACGGTGCTGGCGAACCTGCTGCAGTTTGTGAGCGACCAGCCGCCGAAAAAATACGACGACCTGCGGGGCGTGGAGAGCCTGACAAAAGCTATTGCCCAGGTGGTGCAGACGAAGCGGGACCTGTACAACGTGCCGACAGAGGTAGACAGGGCGAAGATCGAAGCGCTGCGGGAGAAGAACCGGCTGGAGCGGGAGAAATTCGCGGAGGAACAGGCGGAAAAAGCCGCGGCGAAGACGGCGGCGGAAGGGACGATGATCAGGGTAACCATTGAGGGCGGCGACGAAGAGGACGGTGCGCTGGATGAGTGAAAGGATTATCGAGTTCAAACCGAATCCGAAGCAGCTGCGGTTCCTGAGAGCAAAGGAAAAGTACGTCGCCTTCGGCGGGGCGCGGGGCGGAGGAAAGAGCTGGGCGATCCGGGTGAAAGCGATCCTGCTGGCAAACCGATGGGCGGGGATCAAAATCCTGATTGTGCGCCGGACGCTGGTGGAGCTGCGGAACAACCATATCGAACCGCTGCGTGGGCTGCTGAAAGGGCTGGCCAAGTACAACCAGCAGGAACGAAAATTCGTATTTCCCAACGGGAGCAGCATCAGCTTTGAGTTCTACGACAGCGACAAGGACGAAATGAAATACCAGGGCGTGGAATACGATGCGGTTTTCGTGGACGAAGCAACGCAGTTTCAGGAAGCATGGCTGAAGATCATCGCGAGCTGCTGCCGCGGCGTGAACGACTTCCCCAGGCGGATTTACTACACCTGCAACCCAGGCGGGCCGAGCCATGCCTATGTCAAGCGGCTGTTTGTGGACAGGGACTTCAGGGGAGAGGAAAAGGCGGAGGACTATGTTTTCATCCAGTCGCTGGTGACGGAGAACAAGGCGCTGATGGAAGCCAGCCCGGAATACATCACGTTCCTGAAGAACCTGCCGCCGAAGCTGAAGAAGGGCTGGCTGTACGGGGACTGGGAAATCGCGGAAGGAATGTTCTTTGAGGAATGGCGGAACGATCCGGACCATTATGAGGACCGGAGATGGACGCATGTGATCAGCCCGTTTAAACCGAAGAGCCACTGGCCTATATACCGGAGCTTTGACTGGGGATACAACAAACCATTTTCTACCGGATATTGGACGGAAAACGAGGACCAGGTGGTATTCAGGATCGACGAAATTTATGGCGTGGAGTATTCAAACGGAGAACCGATCCCGGACAAGGGCGTGAGATGGGACCCGGACAGAGTGTTTGCGGAGATGGCAAAGCATGAGAACGAACACCCGTATCTGAAGGGGAAAAAGATCATCGGCGTGGCGGATCCGGCCATATGGGACGCGGAATACGGCGTAAGCTTTGCGGAGATCGCGGGAAAGCACGGAATCTTTTTCCAGCCGGCGGACAATAAGCGGATACCGGGATGGATGCAGATGCACTACAGGATGCGCTTTGACGAAGCGGGATATGCCAGGATGTATGTTTTCAACACATGCAAAAACTTTATCCGGACGATCACGACGCTGGAATATGACCCGCACAAGAGCGAGGACCTGCTGACAACGGGAGAGGACCATGCCGCTGACGAGTGTCGATATTTTTGCCAGCTGAGAAAGGTAGCTCCGATAGAACCGAAGGAACAATTCGATCCGGCGTGGGGAAGCGACCCGCTGGACCAGTTTGTAAGGAGGATGGACAGAAGATGATCAGGATCAATCTCAATTCAGCGAGGACGAAGCTGACGATCGAAGGACACGCGCAGCCGGAGGAAAGCGCACAGTACAAGGAGATCTGCGCGGCGGCGAGCGCGCTGGTGCAGGCGCTGGCGTACAGCATTACCAAATTCAACCATGAGGGAGACGCGTTGGAGCTGTTCAAGTTTGACGACACACCGGGGAACGTGCTGCTGAAGGTAAAGGCGAGCGAATGGAGCGAGCGGAGCATCCAGCGCAGGTTCAACGAATACGGGGACGGCTTTGAGCTGCTGGCTTTGAGCCATCCGTACAGCGTGGAAATGATATGGGACGGAGAAAAGATTTTACCGGAAATGAAGGAGGACGGAAAGCATGAGTGAACTGAAAAGGCGCAGGCCGATGGACCGGGAGCGCATGGCGGAAACGAAGGGGATCACGGTGGATCCGCGGGCAGTGGGCGCGGCGGAGGAACAGATGTTTGACCAGCGGGCGGTGAGAACAGGCGAAGAGGAAGCCGCCTATACGCAGGGCGCGAGGATGGGGGCGCAGGCCATCGCGCAGCAGGTGAGCGGAAACCGGGGAGCCGGAGCGCAGACGGCCGGAAGGATGAACGAGGAGCGGCTGATCGAAGCAGAAAAACTGCTGATGGAATACAAGAAGGGCAAAGCGAGCGTGGACCGGCGGATCATCAACGCACAAGACTGGTGGAAGATGAGGAACTGGGACCAGATCGCGAACAACAGGGGAACCAGGGGCGCGACGGAAATCAAGAGCGCGACGGCGTGGCTGTGGAACTGTATCGTCAACAAACACGCGGAAGCGATGGACGCCTATCCGGAACCGGTGGTACTGCCGCGGATGCAGGAGGACAAACCTGAAGCGCAGATGCTGAGCGATATCCTGCCGGTTGTGCTGAGCATGAACGGTTTTGAAGAGGAATACAGCAAGGGCCAATGGCAGAAATTCCAGGAAGGGACGGGCGGCTATCACGTCGGATGGGACAAGACGAAGCTGGGCGGGATCGGCGATATCAGCATCCTGAACATCAACCTGCTGAACCTGTTCTGGGAGCCGGGCGTGGAGGACATACAGGACAGCGCGAACGTGTTTTATGTGCAGGTTGTGGACACGAAGCAGCTGGAGCAGCAGTATCCGCAGCTGGCGGGCAAATTAAAAAGCGCATACCTGAAACCGGCGGAATACCGCAAGGATGACAGCGTGAGCGTGGACGGGAAGAGCGTGCTGGTGGACTGGTATTATCACACATGGAACGGGCCGAAGAAGGTGCTGCACTACTGCCAGTTTGTAAATCATATTGTGCTGTACAGCACGGAGCAGAACGGGGAAGAAAACGGACTGTATGATGACGGTGAATATCCGTTTGTGCTGGATCCGCTGTATCCGGTCCACGGAAGCCCGGCAGGATACGGATTGATCGACGTGGCGCACGACGCGCAGACGGACATTGACACGCTGAACCAGGCGATGGTGCAGAACGCGGTGGTGACAAGCACGCCGCGGTACTTCATCCAGAGCGACGGCGGGATCAACGAAGACGAATTCGCGGACTGGAGCAAGCCCTTTGTGCATACGGGCGGAGGACTGGGCGAGCAGAGCCTGCGGCAGATCATCACCAGCGGGATCCAGGGCAGCGCGATGAACATGCTGCAGCAGAAGATTGACGAACTGAAAACCATCACGGGAAACACGGACGTGAACAACGGCGGAACGCCAAGCGGCGTGACGGCGGCAAGCGCGATCGCGGCGCTGCAGGAGCAGAGCGGCAAGGGGAGCAAGGACTCAAGCCGGAGCAGCTACCGGGCGGCGAACAAGATTTTCATGATGTGCATTGAACGGATCCGGCAGTTCTACGAAATTCCGCGATGGTTCCGGATTCTCGGACAGAACGGGCAGGAGAAGTTCACGATGTACAGCAATGCGCGGCTGCAGGACCAGCAGATCGAGGGCGGCATGGGGATGGAAAACGGATTCCGGAAACCCGTGTTTGACATTGACGTCAGGAGCGAGCGGGAAACGGCGTATACGAAGCTGAGCCAGAACGAGCTGGCGATCCAGTTCTATCAGCTTGGCGCGTTCAATCCGCAGATGACGGACCAGGTGATGCTGATGATGGACATGATGGACTTCCGCGGGAAGGACGAAATCATGCAGAAGGTGTCGCAGCAAGGGACGCTGATGGACGCGCTGATGCAGGTGGGACAGATTGCGATGGCGCTGGCGCAGAAATACGACCCGGCGGTGAGCGCGCAGCTGGCCCCGGTGCTGCAGCAGATCGGCATGGACGCGGGAGGCGGCGCGGCCCCGGCGGCGGCGGGTGAAGAACCGGCAAAGCTGGCGGAAAGCAGCGACGCGGTGACGGGAAAGAGCAGCGACGAAGCCGGGAACGTGCGAAAAGCGAGAGAGCGGACGCAGAACGCGACAAGAGTTTAATTCATAATTCATAATTCATAATTCATAATTTTGGATGGAGAAAAAAGGAATAAGTTTTGCGACTAACAGAACACATGGCGTTGTGGTATGAAGTAAGTAACGGATCGCCCACGTACGGGCAGAAGGGAGCCAAAGATGGCGTATTTTGAAATGAATCTGAAGCTGTTTGAAGGCGGAGCGGCAGGCGCAGGCGCAGCGCCGGCGGCAGGACCGGCCGGAGAGGGCGGAGGAACGGAAGCGGCAGCAGTTACACCCGGAGAGCTGGAAGACGGCACGAAGGTGGACGCCCGTCTCGCCGCGCGGATGGAAGAGCAGGCACGGAAACGCGCCAGCCGGGGAGAAGAACCTGTGAAGCAGGCGGCGCACAAAGCCGCGACAAAGACGCAGGAAAACGCACCGGCGGAAAATGCGGAACCGGACCTGGACGCTGAGTGGCAGGAAGCGAAGAAACGGTTCAGGGACCAGTACGGCCGCGACGTGAAAGCGGCGGTGGATGACCGGTTCAAGAACCAGAAGGACGCGAACGAGCAACTCAGCAGAGTGATGCCGGCGCTGCAGGCGCTGGCAAAACGACTGGGGCTTGACGAGGACGACACGGACGGCGTGATCGAAACGATCCTGGACGACGACAGCCTGTATGAAGAGGATGCCGAAGCGGCCGGGATGACGGTGGAAGGATACAAGAACTTCCTGGCAATGGAGCAGGAGAACGAGCGCCTGAAAGCAAGGGAAGCGGAGGAACAGGAACGGATGTTCCTGCGGAAACACTTTCAGAGTCTTGCGATGCAGGGCGAGGAAATGAAGAAAACATTTCCGGACTTCGACCTGCAGACAGAGCTGCAGAACGAAACCTTCCGGCGGCTGACCATGCCGAACAGCGGACTGGACGTGCGGGCGGCATACTATGCCGTGCATCACGCGGAGCTGGAACCGCAGGCGATGGCCTACGGCATACAGAAAGCGCAGCAGCAGATGAGCCAGACGCTGCAGGCGAACCGGGCGCGACCGGTAGAGGGCGCGATGAAAAAGGGACAGCCGGCGAATGTCGCGATCGACCCCAGGAGCATGACAAGGGAAGAAAGACAGAAACTGCTTGAAAGAGCGCGGAGAGGGGAACGAATAGAGTTCTGACCGCGCGGAAAGGGAGAGAAACGCGATGAATATCTGGATGAAACTGAGCCTGTTCAATGACGCAGGCACGCTTGTCAACGCGACAGGCAACTATATTAACGCTTATACGGGCAGCACGACCAGCTTTGATCCGCCGGACACGCTGACCCCGACCATGAAAACCTTTTATGACACCGAGCTGCTGGAGAACCACAGGGACCAGCTGATCTTTGCCCAGCTGGGCAAGAAGCAGGGCCTGCCGGCGCGGCGCGGCCGCACCATCGAGTGGCGCAAGTGGAACACCCTGCCGAACTGCGCGGCACTGACCGAGGGCGTGATTCCTTCCGGACAGAAGATGGGCATGACCAGCATCAGCGTCAGCCTGGCGCAGTACGGTGAATACGTTGCCGTGACCGACCTGCTGGAGCTGCACGCGCTGGACGACGTGATCGCGGGCGCGGTGGAAGAGCTGGGCGCTGCCGGCGGCAAGACCCATGACACACTGGTCCGCAACGTGCTGAAGGGCGCGACCAATATCCTGTTCGCGGATGCCTACAACAGCAGCAACGTGAAGCAGACCCGGCCCACCAGCAAGGCCGAACTGATCTACGCGATCAACACCAGCGGCTATACCTGCAACCTGACCGCGGATATGGTCAACCAGGCTTATACCAACCTGAAAGTAGGCGGAGCGCCCACCTTCAGCGGCGGCAAATACGTGGCGGTTGTGCATCCGCACGTTGCCTATGACCTGCGGAAAGACAAGGACTGGATCGAAGCCCACAAGTATGCTGCACCGCAGCAGATCTTTAACGGCGAAATCGGCGAGCTGCACGGCGTGCGCTTCATTGAGAGCAACCTTGCCCCCATCATCAAGAGCACAACCGACAGCGACGCGGTGGCCACCTACAAGACCATGTTCTTCGGCAAGGACGCTTTCGGCGTGATTGATCCGGAAGGCAGCGGCATGGAAACAATCGTCAAGACCAAGGAGCAGGTCGGCGGCCCGCTGAACCAGTTCAGCACCGTAGGTACCAAGTTCGAGATCGCGGCCAAGATCCTGTATCAGGAACGCATCTGCACCGTATGGAGCGGCAGCGCCTATTCCAGCGTGGACAGCGAAAACTGATAAGGGAGGGCGACGGACATGAAAATGATCCTTGACCTCTTTGCCGGCGGACACAGCGTGACCTGCCTGAAGGACGCGCACATGACGACCTTCAGCGCATCCGCCACCAGCGACGTGCAGGAGAACGCCACCGTGACTCTGACCGTGACCCCGGCCGACGGATACGAAGTGGACGAGATCGAGGTCTGCGAAGGCGGCGTGACGGTGACGCTGACCAGCAGCACCTACAGCTTCACGATGGGAACGGCGAACGTGACGCTGTACTGCAAGAGCAAAGCGAACAACAAATACATGATCACCGAAGAGTGCATGGCCAGCGTGAACGAAACCAAGGTTGTGCTGCACGCGAACAACGTGATCAGCCTGACACCCAACGGCGTACCGAAGGCCGTGACCGCGGCAAACGGCGGCGCAAGCGTGACCGTGACACCCGCGATCCAGAGCCTGATTGACCAGGGGATTCTGGTCAAAATCTAAGCTGAACCGGCCGGGCATGGGCCGTTTTAGCCATAGAGAATTCCTCCTGAGAAGGGCGGGGCGTAAGGACATGCGCCCCGCCTGACCGGGGGACGAATCGCCCGCGTTACAGGGCAGAAAGGACGGAGGAACAACATGGCAACGAAAAAGATCGACAAGACGGATGTGAACCAGCTGAAGGACATTGTGCCGGAAGAGATCGACGCGGAGATGATCAACAAAGCCCCGGAAGAGATCGGAAGCGCATGGGACCGGAACATGACGGTGATCGTGCCGCGCAAGCCGAAGGGCGAGGACCAGAACTACTATATCTGCATCAACGACAGGCGCTTTCTGCTGCCGGCGAACGGCAAGGAGCAGGAGCTGCCGGAGCCGGTTGCAAAGGTTCTGCTGGAGAGCCTGGAAGCGGAAAATGAAGCGGACGACTTCATGGACCAGATTCCGAACAGGACCGGCGAAACGCCGCAGGAGCATCCGATCTGATTGACGGAACCGGGAAAGAACCCGGCTGAAAAGACGGGGATATCCCCGTCTTTGTTTGCACATAAAGGGGAATTCATAATTCATAATTCATAATTCATAATTATGAAGTGTGAAGGGCGGGAAGGAGAAAAAAGATGAATATTCAGACCGCGCTGGACCGGGCGGACGAAATGAAACCGAACATGATGAGCCGGAGCCTGAAGATCGCTTTCCTGAGCGAGCTGGACGGGCTGATCCACAGGGAAATTATCCTGAAGCACGAACACACGGAGGAGCAGGAAACCTTTGACGGATACACGGAGGACACGGATCCCGGCACGGAGCTGCTGGCCCCGTGGCCCTATGACGAAATGTACGGGTTTTACCTGATGGCGCGCATAGACGACCAGAACATGGAATACGACAAATACGAGAATGACCGGCAGAAATTCAACGCCGGATACGATATGTTCCACGACTGGTGGCGGAGGAACCACATGCCGCTGAGCGGGAACAGAGAGCTGAGAATCTGAAACGGGGAGAGGGAAAAGATGGTCATACTGCCGCAGCAGACGCCGGGCGCGAAGAGCATACAGATGACAAGCGCATTCTACGGATACAACCACAACGAAATCATCAGCGACGGCGAGATGTACGACATGCAGAACCTGAGCGGTGACCAGTATCCGGTGCTGACGAACCGCAAAAAGCGCGGGATCACCAGCCTGGACACGGAGGGAAGCGACCCTGTGCCGCTGACGGGCATCGCGGGACGGGACCAGCTGGTTTTTGTGAGAGGAACGAAGGTTTACTATAACTTTGCGGAAGTGAGCGGGCTGACGGTGAGCGCGGCGACGGGCATGACGCCGAAAAAGATCGTTCCCTTCGGCGCATATGTGTGCATCTTCCCGGACAAGGTGTACTTCAACACGGCGGACCTGACGGACAAGGGGAGCATGGGCAGGACATGGAGCGGGAACGGCGTGAACATCAACCTGTGCATGTGCCGCGGGGACGGAACGAACTATGACATGAGCACCATCAGCGTGGGATCCAATCCGCCGGCGGACCCGGCCAACGGCGCGCTGTGGATTGACCAGAGCGGTGAGAACGACGTGCTGAAGCAATACGACGCGGTGACGATGGAATGGGTGGAAGTGGCAACGACGTTCGTGAAGATCACGGGGACGGGCATCGGCGCGGGGCTGAAGGAATACGACGTGATTGAACTGAGCGGAATGGAAGCGGCCAGCGGCAGCAGCGCGAGGATACAGGCGCAGGTGAGCGGGCTAAACGGCAGCAAGATCGTTTATTTTGCGGGGGAAAACTATATTGTGGTGGCCGGGCTGATAAGCCAGACGCAGGAAGCGCTTGCCAGCGAGACGGTGCGGGCGGATATCACAGTGCCGGATCTGGATTACGTTTGCGAGAGCAACAACAGGCTGTGGGGATGCAAATACGGACTGCTCAACGGGCAGACGGTGAACGAGATCAAGGCAAGCAAGCTGGGCGACTTCCGGAACTGGAACTGCTACATGGGCATCAGCACGGACAGCTATACGGCGAGCGTTGGCAGTGACGGGCCTTTTACGGGAGCCTGCACGCAGCGGGGGTATCCGGTGTTCTTTAAAGAGGGATTTATCCACCGAGTATCCGGCAGCACGCCGTCGAGCTTCACGATCCAGACGACGGTGGCGCGGGGCGTGCAGAAGGGAAACTGGCGGAGCCTGCAGGTGGTGAACGAGAACATCTACTACAAGGCGCGCAACGCGGTGATGATGTACGACGGGAACATGCCGCAGGCGGTGAGCAGCCAGCTGGGCGATATCCTGTACGGCGATGCAAGGGCCGGAGTGCTGGGGAACAAATACTACATCAGCATGAAGGACAAGAACGAAACCTGGCGGCTGTTCAACTATGACACGGTGAACGGGATCTGGTTCAAGGAGGACGGCACAAAAGCCCTGGGCTTTGCGGCGGTGGACGATGAACTGTACTACATTGACGAAGAAGAAAACACGCTGGTGACGGTCTGCGGAACGAGCGGGACGGCGGAGGATGACTTTGACTGGGCCGCGGAATTCGGACTGACGGGCGTGAACTATAAACAGGGGAGCAGCTATGACGACCCGGCGAGAATCAGGAACGCGAAGTACCTGAGCATGTTCAAGATCAGGATGTACCTTGCGCCGGGGGCGAAGATGCGCCTATGGATCAAATATGACGACGAAGCGCTGTATACCTACATGGGCGAGCGTACCGGGAACAGCATGAAAACCTTCGTGCTGCCGGTGATTCCGCGGCGGTGCGACCACCTGCGATTCAAGCTGACGGGGACGGGGAACATGCGGATCTATGACCTGAGCAGAATCATGGAGGTGGGCGGAGATGGCTGAAGTATTCTTTGACAGCCCGCCGGCGCTGCAGGGACAGGAGAAGGACCAGCTGATGCAGCTGCAGCGCTACCTGATGGCGATGAGCGACAAACTGAACACGGCGCTGATGGACGTGACCATTGAACAGATGGCTCCGGAAGTGAAAACGACCATCACGGCGACGCAGGAAACGACGGCAAAAAACTATGAAACGCTCAAGAGCATGATCATCAAGACCGCGGAGATTGTGCGGCATGAGATGGACGAGATCACAGTGCGGCTGGAGGACAACTATGAAGCGCTGAGCAGCCAGTTCGGCAGCTATGAGCGGAACCTGGACAGCACGATCACGGCGACGGCGGAGGGCATATTGCAGGACTATCAGCTGGTGGAGCGGGTGACGGGGCTGGAAGAGGACACGGAGAGCTTTGAGCGGCGGATAAACCAGTATATCTTCAGCGGACTGGTGGACGAAGTGAACGGGAAGTACGGCATCGCAATCGGCGAAAACGTGACGGCCTACGACGCGAACGGGAACCCTTACCTGAATTCCGAACGGAAAACCGCGACGTTCACGATGGACGAGCTGGCATTCTGGCACGGGGAAACGAAGATTGCCTACTTCAGTGACAACATTTTCCACATCGCGCAGGGAGAAGTGACGGCGAGCATGAAGATGGGGAACCACACATGGCGTGTGCTGGCCGGCGGCGCGATGGCCCTGATTGCAGGATAAAGGCGGAGGAAGAGAATGGGTACAAGGATCGGATACGTCGGAAGCAACAGCCCGGGAAGCTATACGACAAAATTCAAGACGCCGCAAAGCCTGGACATACAGTTGGACAGCGGCGAGTATCCGGACGGCAGTTTCACGCTGAACGATATCAGCATCGGCAGCGCATACTGGTATAACGAATATAATGACAACGGACTGTATGTCAATTTATTTTTGTGCGACAGCAACGGGAACAACCGGGTACAACTGGGATACTGGCGTATAGAGAGCCAGACAAGCGACTATACCAAGACATTCACGGTAAGGAACGCGACGGGACTGACAGGGAAAGCGCTGTACCTGTTGATGGAAGATACCGTATCCGGATCCTATATGGACAGCCGGGACTATACGGTGCTGCGGTACAGGACGGACGTGACCGTATCGACCATCAAAAACACATACGCAATCACCTGCGAATCCACAACGGGCGGCAACCTGACGGCAAACTATTCGCAAGCGGCGGCGGGGACGACGGTGACGCTGACGCCGGCGCCGGAAACAGGATACCAGCTGACCGGATATACGACGACGCCGAGCGTGACGATCACGGGGAACCAGTTTGTGATGCCGTCCAGCGCGGTGACGATCCGAGCCAACTTTGCAAAAGTTAACTACACGATCACGAAAGCGGCAAGCCCCAGCGCGGGCGGCACGCTGACGGTGGCAAGCACGGCGCAATACAACACGGTTGTGAGCCTGAGCGTGACGCCGGCGACGGGATACAGGTTTACGGGATACACGACGTCCCCCAGCCTGACGATCACGGACAACAAGTTTACGATGCCGCCGAGCAACGTGAGCATCACGGCGAATTTCGAGAAAATCACCTATACGATCACAAAAGCGGCAAGCCCGACGGCGGGCGGCACGGTGACGGTGGCCAGCACGGCGCAGTGCGGCGACAGCGTAAGCATCAGCCAGACACCGAACACGGGATACTACTTTAACGGATGGCAGACCAGCCCGGCGCTGACCATCAGCGGCGGAGCGTTCACGATGCCGGCGAACAATGTGAGCGTGACGGCGAAATACCTGAAGCGCAGCACGGCGACGCTGAGCAAGACGAGCATGACGGGCGGGGACACGATCACGCTGACCATCAGCACGGAATCAAGCGCATACACGCACAAATATAAGCTGAGCTTTGGCACGAACATGGAAACGAGCCTGACGAACGTGAGCGCGGGCGTGACGAGCGTGAGCATCAGCGTTCCGGCGAGCTGGAGCAACTATATCCCCAGCGCGACGAGCAAAAGCGGCGGAAGCCTTGTGCTGTATACCTACAGCGGAAGCACGCAGATCGGCAGCTATACGATCAGCAGCCTGACATACAACGTACCGAGCAGCGCAGTGCCGACCATCGGAACGGTTACGACAAGCATCGCAAGGACGATAGGCGGTGTAACATATGCCAATGTGGGGAACTACTATGTACAGAACCACAGCGGCGTGCGGGTGCAGACGACGGCGGCGGGCGTTTACAGCAGCACGATCAGC